ACAGTTACATCACAACTACGAAGTATCCAGGTTCTGGTTCAACAGGCTTAGGTAACATCAGATTCAACAGTAACGAATCTGTGTCTACTTACTACCCAGACAGATGGGTTACTAAATCAAGCAACAACGCAGACGGTTCTGGATCTTTCGGAAGAAAATCACAGAGAAAAGTTATTGTTGAGCAACTGAAATCAGAGATCGACACCAACCAAGCAATCAGAGAAGACCAAAGAGGCTTCAATGTTATTGCTGTACCTGGTTATCCAGAATTGATCTCAAACATGATTAACTTGAACACAGACAGAAACGAAACAGCGTTTATAGTTGGAGACACTCCATTAAGATTGGAAGGTACATCAACTGCTATCCAGGACTGGGCTAACAACACAGCAGTGGCGTTAGACAACGGTGAAGATGGTCTTGTAAGTGCAAGTGATTACTTGGGTGTGTTTTATCCATCAGGACTGACTACGGACAACACAGGCAAATCAATTGTTGTACCGGCATCACACATGATGTTGAGAACACTAGCAAACAACGACAGTGTTGCTTTCCCATGGTTCGCTCCATCAGGAACAAGAAGAGGTGTTGTTGACAATGCAACTTCAGTTGGTTACATCGACACAGCGTCTGGAGAGTTCGAAACAATATCTGTAACGGAGTCAGTGAGAGATTCAATGCATGAAGTTAAGATTAACCCAATTACTTTCTTTGCAGGAGCAGGGATTGTTAACTTTGGTAACTTAACTAAAACATCGGCAAGTTCAGCTTTGGACAGAATAAACGTTTCAAGATTGGCAGTCTACTTAAGAACACAGTTAGACGCAGTTGGAAAACCATTTATCTTTGAACCAAATGATGAACTAACGAGGAACGAGATCAAAGGTGCGATCGAATCATTCTTGTTAGAACTTGTTGGACAGAGAGCATTGTTTGACTTCTTGGTAGTTTGTGACGAAACGAACAACACATCTACTAGAATAGACAGAAATGAACTGTACGTAGACATAGCAATTGAGCCAGTTAAATCAGTTGAATTTATTTACATACCGTTGAGAATCAAAAACACAGGAGAAATTGCAAAATTAGGGAACTAATTTTCGATAAATAGGAGAAACAAATGGCAATATCAACATTATCAAAATTTACAGTACCTTTAAGCAACGATCAAAGTTCAGCATCACAAGGTTTGTTGATGCCAAAACTTCAGTATCGTTTTAGACTTGTCCTGGAAAATTTTGGAGTATCGACACCAAGATCAGAACTAACAAAACAAGTAATAGATACAACAAGACCTAACTTGACTTTTGACACAGTGACACTAGACGTTTACAACTCGAAAGTTTATGTTGCAGGTAAACACACTTGGGAACCAATCACAATTACTTTAAGAGATGACGTTAACAACTCAGTTACTAAACTGGTTGGTGAGCAGATCCAGAAACAGTTTGATTTCTTTGAACAGTCAAGTGCGGCATCAGGAATTGATTACAAATTTACAGGCAGAATTGAAATGCTAGACGGTGGTAACGGTGCAAGTACACCAAACGTTCTAGAGACATGGGAACTTTACGGTGCTTATGTTGAGAATGTTAACTACAACACATTAGCATATGCAACATCAGATCCAGCAACTATCACAATGTCGGTAAGATATGACAATGCGATACAGACACCAACAGGTACAGGTATTGGAACAGCAGTAGCTAGAACAATCGGTACACTTTCAACAGGTGGTGGACAGTAATAAACAAAATTAGACTTAGCATTTAATACAACAAAAGCGTCTTTATAGGCGCTTTTTTTGTGACTATAAATAACAGTATGCCAAGCATAAACAATTTCTTAAAAGGTTTGCAGTCCGGCCAGCCAGGATTGAAAGACTTCCGACATGCCTCTAGACTGTATATCGACGATCATCACAAGCTGGCGCCAAAACACAAATTCCTCTACCATGTTGTTTTCGATCTCGACGACACAGTCGGCGTTAATTCATTCACAGAAGCCGAAAGACGAGAACTGAACATGTTGGTCAGAGCTGTTGACCTTCCAAAGTACAACATGAACTACGAAGAGAAAGTACAGTACAACAAGAAAATGTACACCAACACAAGAATAGTGTACGAGCCAATTAACATAACATTCCACGATGACCATGCTGACACTGTCAATGCATTCTGGAAGAAATATTACGAGTACAACGTTGCTGATCCTGTACAACTGACCGAGACCGTGCAAAATGTTAGCAAGGACGATTACTACGATGCCGGAAGGACATACACCAAGTGGGGTCTAGACACTCCCAAGCAACGTAAGAAACCTTACCTGAGGAACATAACAATCTTTGTTCTCCATAACCAGAGATTCACATCGTTCAGTTTGGTTAATCCTGTGATAGGTTCTTTCAGCCATGACAACATGGACCAGGCGGCCGGTGGTGAGGTGTTACAAAACCAGATGCAAATTTTATACGAGACAGTGCGTTACAATTCAGGAGTGATAAGACCACAAGGACTAAACAGAGGAGAGGGTATACCGGGATTCGCAACAATACACTACGACAACGAACCTTCACCACTGACTGTATTAGGTGGCGGCACAAACAGCATATTTGGGCCAGGTGGTGTTGTTGACGGAATAGGATCTGTGATCAGGAACGTGCAGTCAGGAAACATACTGGGTGCAATACTAGGTGCTTCAAACACATACAACAATGCTAAAAAAATTAAGAAGTCTGGGGTCAAGGAAGAACTCAAAGGTATAGCCAAGGACGGTGTATTGGAAGTTGGCAAACAGGCAGGATCAATTACAAATCCTGTGGCGGCGTTCACCGTTGGAGCGGTACTTGCCGCTGGAACAATAGCATCTGCCAAGGGAACACTGGACAACAAAACAAAACAAAACAACACAGTGATCACCAATCCCACGCAGGATACTGTAAATTTCCTAGGTGCCAATGAAGCATACAATCTTGTGACAATAGATACTGATGTGCGTGATGAGATAGCCGCCGGAATATACTACAAGGACATCGGCAGTAGAAAAGGGTTGACTGTTGCGGAATCCGATGTTGAGTACGAGTCCAGCAGTGACAATATCAAAACAGTTTACACCGCTAAGGTATCAACAGACATCAGGAAACTGGTCACAGAAGGATACATAAAAGTTAATAGAGGAACACAAGACGTTTCAATAGCAACAGAGAAGGCAGGTTTATAATGGCAGAGTTTTACACCAACTTACCACCCAAGGACAAGAACAAACTGGACACAACTATTGAAAAGTTAACGACCACACAGTACCAGACAGAGTATGAATTCAATGTGGGCGATTACGATGCCGCTGTGGGATTCTTTGTCAGACGTGGTTTCAAGAGGGCTTCTGCAGAGTCAACTGCATATGTGATATTATCACAGGCAAAGATAGACAATGTTAATCCACAGGAACTGCTGGACAGGTTGGGCCATGCCTCAGAAATACAGTTGTCTGAAGTAATAACAATAATTCTCAACGCTAACAGATACAAGTCAAGTAGATTAGGTGTTAGACAGACTTTAACTACAAAAGAAACTGTGTCTAGAAATATACTAGACTAATGCTACCAAGATTCGCTAGAGGAAAATTCCATCCCAAGAATGCCGAGAAGTATGTTGGACTATCCACACCTACCTATAGGTCAAGTTGGGAACACGCTTTCATGAGATTGTGTGACGAACATCCTAACGTGTACAAGTGGGCCAGTGAGAGCATCAAGATTCCTTACAGGCATCCGTTCACAGGCAAGTACACAATATATGTTCCGGATTTTTTCATAGTGTACAATGACAAGAACAGCAAGAAACATGCCGAGATGGTGGAGGTGAAACCGGCATCGCAGACCACAATGGAGGCCGCTGGTAAGAGCATGGCCAAGAGGAAACAAGTATTGATTAATCATGCCAAGTGGGAGGCCGCAAGTGCCTATGCCAAACAGAACAAGCTGAAATTTAGGGTAGTATCAGAAGAAGACTTATTCCACAACGGCAAACGTAAGTAAATAGAACGATGACACAGAAACTAGAAGACATTCTCAATTTACCAAATGTCAAAGATGCATTCAAAGAGGTAGACAAGAAAGAGAAAGATCAGAAAATGAAAGAGTCTGCCAATGGTGGTACCACTGTTTCTTCAAAAAATCTGGATCCACAAACACAGGCAAATCTACAGAAGAGCTATGCGGAGTTTGACAAGATAGCGGCATCATTGCCACAGGTAAAAGGATTGGGTGATATATCTGATCTCGAGTTAGACAAGCTGGCTGTCGAAGCAGAAGAGAGCTACAAGAATCTAATGGACTTGGGCATGAATGTAGACTCACGTTATTCAGGACGTATTTTCGAGGTCGCAAGTAATTTCCTAAAGAATGCCATAGATGCAAAAGGGTCAAAGATAGACAAGAAGCTAAAAATGGTGGAACTACAACTGAAGAAGCTGAAGCTGGACAAAGAGGGCAATAAAGACGGTTCTCCCATAGAAGAAAGCGATGGATTTGTAATATCTGACCGTAATGAATTAATGAAGAAACTATTAAAGAAAGGCTAAATATTGCATATGAGTACTTTTACACATTATCTTACAGAAGCGGCCAAGTCATATGATTACAAAGTCAAGGTGGCAGGCACAATAGCAGACGATTTTAAGAACAGAATGGAAACTGCACTACAAAAATTTGAACTAGCAAAGATGTCAGCTGGCAAGAAGACTCCTATACAGTCAGTGCCTTTAGACTTCCCCCGATTATCCAATGAGGAAGTAACAATATTTGACGTGACAACAAATTATCCGTGTTCAACAAATGAATTAACAGAATATCTAGCAGACTACATGAACATAAATGTGTCAATGATTGTTGTTAGAAAGCCAGGCGAGCCCACAGAAGAATATCAAGACGAGATGGCAACAGCAGGCAAGTCAGACTTTGCAAACAAACTAGCAAGTGTAGAAGAAAAATTTGAAAAGCATCCAGTAAAAGCAGAAGATTATTTTGGCGATAAACATAACATGGGCCTATTAAGAGAATTAATGAAAACCAAGACCGATAAAGGTGAGATAGAAAAAGGCACAGACAACGCAGTTGGAAAAATAGCACCAAGCGAGGATGACAAAAAAACAGGATCACCGATACACACAGGACCGGGACCGGTTAAAGGCAATCCACATCCAGCAACACTACAAGGTTTTAAACAATAAGGAAATAAGTTATGGAAATGATCGACGTATTAAAAAAATTAGAAGAAATTGCACAGACTAGACCAGAGCTAGTGGCAGATGCGGTAGACAATGTTTCAAGAACTAATCCTGTACAAGTACAAGACAACACAGTACAAACTGAAAAAGTTGGTGGAATGTCAGACGTACACATTGGTGCACAGGAAGTTATAGGACAATATGCAGACGAAGATGGCAACTTAAAGATGCCAAAACAAGATGTGTTAAGAGCAATGGCGGCTGAAAAAGAAAAAGCGGCTTTCCCGGATTCATATGAAATCGAAACTGCAATGACAATGGTCAATGACAAGTTTGGTAACGACGGCATAGCAAAAGCTGATATGGACACTAGTTCAGAACAACCAACACAAGAGCCAGAAGCACTAGAAGGTAATGCATTTGCACAGGCAGTACAACAAGCTAAAGCATCGGGCATGAAAAAAGGCGACAAGTTCAAAGTCGGTGACGAAGAACATACATTAAGAGATAGCGATTTTGAAGGGGAGAGCACAAGAGATATGACTACAGAAAAAACAGAAGGTAAAATACCAGCAGGCTTAAAAGCATACCAAGATAAAAAAGCAGGCAAAGAAGACAAAAAAGAAACTGTAAAAGAAGCAGTACAGATTTCAGTGGATTCACCCCAAGAAGCAGGCATGATGATGCAACTTCTAAAACTTGCAGGTGTACAACCAGTTGATCAAGCTATGATCAGCCAGGAACCTGAAGCAGGTGAAAATCCAGCACATGGTGAGCCAGGACACAGTTGTGGTCACGATGACGATGCAATGGGTTCAGGCGAGATGGGCAGAATGAGAGACATGATGACTGCACCAGCAGAAGAGAAAGCTGAAGAAACATTTGCAAATTCAATGGGTGACGAGAAAGAAGAACCAAAATATCAAGACACTGACACATTGGTAAATTTCCATTCAGGTGGACTTAACTCACAAAAACAACAAGTTAGAAAAGAATACCCAGGCGACAATCCACTAGCAGTGAAAGAGGACACTATCACTGAATTAAATCTAGCTGACAGTTTAAGAGCACAGTATGAAGGTTTCAAAGAAGCATACCATAAAAAAGCAAAGATGGATGAAGCACCAAAACCTGACTTCTTAGACATGGATAAAGATGGCGACAAAAAAGAACCAATGAAGAAAGCCATCAAAGACAAAGAAGCAAAGTAATACTTTTCCGAACATCCCAATAGCATTAAATACTACACTATGGCGTATGTATCATTAGATAGCGACCAAATTAAAAAGGCGCACAAGAAACACAAATATTCTAAAACTCAGGTAGAGCAATTAGAGAAGTGCATGGATCAGAAAGATGGTCCGTTGTTCTTTATGAAAACATTCATGAAGATCCAACATCCTGTTAAAGGTTCTATTCCTTTCCATCCATTTCCGTACCAAGAGAGACTGATAGCAAGTTACAACGATCACAGATTTAGTATAGCTATGCTACCTAGACAAACAGGTAAAACAACCTGTGCCTCAGGTTTCCTTATTTGGTATGCTATGTTTAGACCAGATTCACAGATCCTAATCGCGGCACACAAATACGCAGGTGCATCAGACATCATGTCAAGGGTGCGTTATGCCTATGAGATGTTACCTAGTTGGATCAAAGCAGGTGTAACACAGTACAACAGGAACAGTATAGAATTTGATAACGGTTCAAAGATATCAGCAACCACAACAACTGAGAACACAGGACGGGGTATGTCACTTACACTAGTTTATTGTGATGAGTTTGCATTCGTGCAACCACCTGAGAAAGCCAAAGAGTTTTGGACATCACTATCTCCTACGTTGAGTACGGGTGGTAAGTGTATGATCACTTCTACTCCCAACTCGGATGAAGATCAGTTCGCCATGATATGGAAAGAGGCCAACAAAAGATTTGACGAATATGGCAATGACAAAGAAGTAGGAACCAATGGTTTCTATGCCATGAAAGCACACTGGTCAGAACACCCAGACAGGGATCAGGTATGGGCAGATGCAGAGAAGGCCAGGATTGGTGAGGAAAGATTTAGAAGGGAACACGAATGTGAATTCTTGATCTATGATGAAACATTGATCAGCAGTATACACCTAGCAGACATGGAAGGATCAACCCCTGTAGAAACAACAGGACAGGTACGTTGGTTCAAGAGACCCACACCTGGTAATACATATCTAACAAGTTTAGACCCTGCTATGGGAACAGGTGGCGACTATGCCGCGATACAAGTTTTTGAGCTACCCAGCTTTGAACAAGTGGCAGAATGGCACCACAACACAACACCCATGAATCATCAAGTTAGAATTCTACAGAGTATCAACAAGCACATACATGACACAATAATGGAAAAAGATCAAACAGCATCTCCTCAAATATTCTACTCAATGGAGAATAACTCGATAGGCGAAGCGGCACTGTTGAGGGTGATGGATATAGGTGAAGAGCACATACCCGGAATGTTTCTGTCTGAACCTATTAGGAAAGGACACAGGAGAAAATTTAGGAGAGGATTTAACACAACAGCAAAACATAAAATAGATGCCTGTACGAAATTTAAGGAACTGGTTGAGAATGACAAGATGAAACTTAACTCCCAGTTATTAATATCAGAACTAAAGGACTTTGTTGCTTCGGGCATGAGTTACAATGCAAAGGCCGGACAGCACGACGATCTAGTTAGTGCTTGTTTGTTAATGACACGTATGATTAAAACATTGGCTGATTTTGACCCTAAAATATTTGAAAAATGGACAGATAGGACATCAGAGCTTAAACCAATGCCCGTGTTTGGATCTTTCTATGGCTAGCAAACAAACTAAATAATGTTGCATGAACCCAAAAAATTCACAAGACCTATTCAATAAGATCAGATCACAGTTCACGAACATCAGATTAGGTGACGAGAACGGTGCCGCAACAGCGGATCCGGATAGTGCTGTGTTCTTTGAATTTGAATTCCAGGAAGATTCCGACACATTTGGATCTGTAAGTGTATCAATAGCAGACGGTGACACAATGAAAGTGTTTTATAACCGTAATCTAGTGGACAAGATAGACGAGGACAGCAAGGGTGAATGGTACGCATTCCTTAAGGAACTAAAGGACTTCGCAGTAGAGCACCAATTACGTTTTGATGTACGTGATATAACCAAATCGAACCTATCGAAGCAGGACTATGAAAATCTTGCAGATACGAACAAAACGGTAAATACTGATGAAATGTCAGAAGAACTAAACAGGATTACTAAACTAGCAGGTATTGAAAAGGCACCAGTTGCAGAAGGCCTAACAGGCACGTCAAAAAGTTCATTTGAAAACTTAAACAAAACAAAATTAATAATTAGACACAAAGGCAAAGTTGACGAAACTGTGCCCGGAGCTAGATCAAGACAGATACAATCACTATACATTGAGAACGAAGATGGTGAAAGATTCAAATATCCACTAACACACCTAGCAGGTGCAAGAGCTATGCAGAGACACGTGTCAAATGGTGGAAGACCACATGACGAATTCGGAGAGCACATTGTTGCAACATCAGAAGATATCGCAAAATTAAATTCATTCTCAAGATATGTTACCAACAAAGATCAGTTAAATGACAATGCAGGCGATATCATTACACAGACTAAAATGAAACTAGAAAATTTAAGAGGTTACATGAAGAACATCGCTAAACAAAGTCATTACGAAGCGGCGTCAAACGATTTCAAAACAGCAGACGAACAAGTACTAGATGACGAGACTGTTGCAAAATTAAGAGAGAAATTCACAATGAAAAATCTAGA